ACGTCACCGACGACACGCTGCACATCCGCTACCAGTCATCGACCGACCCAGCGCAGCCGCGCGGGGTGGGCCCGCTGGACGGCGCCGGGGCTCGCATCGTGACGATCGGGGTCCTGCAAAGGTACGTGCAGCGGCTCTCCGAGACGGGTGGCGTCCCGCTCTACTGGATCTCGTCGGACCAGGCGCTTACGCCGGCCGAGGCGGCTGAGATGCAGCAGGACTTTGTCGAGGCGCGGATGCGCAACCTTGGCGAGCCGGCCGTGTTCGGCAAGGGCGGCACGCTGGGACAGGCGCAGGCGATGTCCGCGAAGGACATGGCGTTGCTGGAGCTGTCGCAGTGGAACGAGTCGCGTATCGCCGTGAAGCTCGGCGTCCCGCCGTTCCTGATGGGACTGCCGTCGGGCGGCGACTCGATGACCTACAGCAACGTCTCCCAGCTGTTCGACTTCCACGACCGGGCGTCGCTGCGGACCAAGGCGGGCGCGGTCATGCCGGCGCTGTCGCAGTGGCTGCTGCCGACCGGCCANNCNGTCGAGCTGAACCGTGACGAGTACAGCCGCCCCGGCCTGTTCGAGCGCGCGCAGGCTTACAACCTGCTCATCGACAAGGCAGTGCTGGGACCGGATGAGGTCCGCGCGATGGAACGCATCAACGGCGCCCGCTCTGCGGCGTCCCTGACCGGAGGAGATACCGGTGGAGAGTGACGAGAACGGCCCCCGCCGGGAGGGCGTGGAGCTCCGTTCGGCGCAGATCGCAGGCGTCGACTTCGCGGAGCGCGTGATCGAGATCATCGCCGTGCCCTACGGCCAGGAGACCGTTGTGGAGTACCGCGGCGAGGTGCTGCGTGAGCTCGTCGAGCCCGGCGCCTTCGACGGCATCGAGAAGACCGAGTGGCACGTCACTGCGAACCGCGAGCACAACTACGAGCGCACGTTCGGCAAGGTCATCGGGTACCGCTCCGGCGACCCGCGCGGCCTTATCTCGCTGCTCAAGGTGTCGGAGACGCCGCTGGGTGACGAGACGCTACAGCTGGCCGCCGACGGCGTACTCAAGCCCTCGGTGGGCATGGTCGTCCGTCGTGGCGACCAGATCATCCGCAATGGACTTCGTCGGATCAAGAAGGCGTTTCTCGATCACATCGCCCTCGTTCCGAATCCGGCGTACATGGGTGCCGACGTGCTGGCTGTCCGGCAGGGACAGCGAGCGCTCATGCAGGAGCAGCCTGCCCCGGCGACCCCAAACCTTGATGAGGTCCTGAACGACCCCATCATCGCGGCAGCGCTGGAAGGGCGCCGCTGACTGCACCACCCGACGCCAGCAGGGCGTCGCTCCATCCCCAACCCCGCCCCCGAGGACTGTCCACGGGGGCTTTGTCATCCCGCAAGGAGGGATCATCATGGCTGACTACGGTCAGGCTGACGCGATGATCGCCCGGCTGGAGGGTGAGCTCGAGGAGCGCAACGCCTTCATCCAGGGTGTCATCGGAGGTGCTCAGAACGCAGACCGCGACCTGAGCGACAACGAGAAGGAACTGCTCAAGAGCGCCCGCGACCGGGTCGAGAACCTGCGCAGCCAGCTCGACACGCTCCAGGACTCCCGCGAGGTCGTCCTGCACGCGCGTGAGCGTTCTGCCGCTCTTCACCGCGACATGGCCGCCGGCCGCCGCCAGATCGACAAGGGCAACGTCGAGTACCGCTCGGCCGGCGCCTACGCGGTCGACGCGTACAAGGCTGCGATGGGTGACCGCGAGGCGCGCGAGCGTCTCGAGATCTTCACCCGCGCCGCGGACCACGTGCGCACGACCGACATGTCCGGCGTCGTCCCCGACCCGGTCGTCGGCGGCGTCATCAACTTCATCGACGCGGCTCGCCCGATCGTGTCGGTGCTCGGCCCGCGGGACCTTCCCGCGGCGACCTGGCACCGCCCGAAGGTGACGCAGCACACCTCCGTCGGCAAGCAGGGCACCGCTGGTGCGGCTGCTGACGAGAAGTCCGAGCTCGTGAGCCAGAAGATGGTCATCACGCGGCTCAACGCGTCCGCGGTCACCTACGGCGGCTACGTCAACGTCTCCCGGCAGAGCATCGACCTCGGCTCGGGCGTCCTCGACGCGGTCATCAACGACCTTGCCGGCCAGTACTCGGTCGAGACCGAGGCCGCGACGGCCGACTCGCTGATGGGTGTCGCCACGACCCCGATCGGTATCGGCGTCACGCCGACCGCCGAGACCATCGCTGCGGGCCTCTGGGAGGCTGCGGGCGTTGCCTACACCGCCACGCGCGGCCAGGGCCGTCTCGTCCTCGCGGTTTCGCCCACGATGCTCGGGACCTTCGGGCCCCTCTTCGTGCCGGTCAACCCGCAGGGTGCGATCTCGGCGGGCTTCAACGCGAGCCAGTTCGGGCAGGGCGTCATGGGCGCCGTCTCCGGCATCTCGCTGGTGATGTCCGCTGGCCTCACCGGCAACGAGTCGGTGCTCTTCTCCACGGCTGCGGTCGAGGTGTACGAGCAGCGCGTCGGCACGCTGCAGGTCACCGAGCCCTCGGTGCTCGGCACGCAGGTCGGCTACGCCGGCTACTTCACCCCGCTGGTCATCGAGGCCGGCGGCGTCATCCCGCTGTCCCTGGCGGCCTGATGTTCAAGCGCAACGGGAACGTGACCGGCTCCGTCCTCCTCTCTGAGGTGGACGGGTCGGGCACGGCCTCGGCCAAGCCGAAGGCTGAGCGCAAGAGCCCGTCGAAGGCACCGGCCAAGCAGGAAACCACCGCCCCCGCCTCGCAGCCCAAGGCTGACACGGCGGCCAAGCAGGAGGTGACCAAGAGTGGCGAAGACAAGCCTCGCAGCTGACTACCTCGGCCGCGACATCGTCGAAGGCACATCGGACACCGACTACCTGGGGCGGCTCGTGGCTGACCCCGACGACCCCGACGACCCGCTGGTGGTCAACGAGGTCGACTTCCTCGGCCGCGAACTGAGCGCCTGATACTGAGGGGAGGCTGACCATGACGAACACGCTGGTAGACCCGGCCGCCTTGGTCGGCCTCCCCGGCGCGCCCTTCACCGATCTGGAGGTCGATATCGCGGTGGCTTCCATCCGTCGCGATGCTCGCTGGCACATCGCGCCGGTGATCGAGGAGACTGGGGTGGCGCTCGATGTCGCCCCATTCGACCCGGTGCTGCGGCTGCCGACTCGGCGGCTCGTGTCCGTCGAGGCCGTGCGTGACGCTGACAGCGGCGAGGTGTTCGACCCGTCACGCTACCGGGTGTCGCGCGAGCGGGCCCGGATCCGCCGCAAGGGCGGGTACTGGCCAGCGGGCTACGAGCGGGTCGAGGTTGACATGACCCACGGCTACGAGCAGTGCCCGCCCGACCTGCTGCCCGTCATCGCGCAGTACGCGCTCGGCGCCAGGCGGGACTACTCGGTGCAGTCGGTGCGCGTCGACGACTCGTCGGTGTCGTATGCCACCGCGGGGACCGAGACGCTGAACGCCACCTTGGCGGGGAACGCTGCGCTGGCGCGCTACACGCTGCCGGAGTTCCCAGGGATGGCCTGACGTGGTCGAGGTCGACGCCTACTTCCCGACGGTTCGTTCTCGCCTGACCCGTGAGGGTGAGCGGGAGATGAACGGGCTCGTGGATGAGATCACGGCCGCGGCGTGGCGGCTGCAACGGCTGGACGACTCGCGCTGGGCTGGGCCGCTCACGGTGCTGCTTGCGGCGCTGGGCGCGCGCACGGTGCTGGAGATCGGGCGCCGTGTCATCGCTGGCCTCGGCGGGAATCCTGCACTTCCATCGGGCAAGCCTGCATGGAGCCCGGACGGCACCACGAACTACGTCCTTGCGATCGCTGACGGCATCGCCGTGGGCCACCTGCAGGATGTGCGCAGGCTCGTCAATGGTGCGACCGGGCCCCGACTTGAGGAAGCGCTCCAGGCCGGCGCGAGCGAGCTACTGCGAACCCCGGAGCGGATGGTCGACACGACCGCCAACTTCGCCGCGAACGATGCAGCGGAGCGGGTCGGGGCGCGTGAGAAGCGGTGGCAGGTCAACTCGGGCCACCCGCGCTCGTCCCATGCGCGCCTCAATGGTCAGGTGGTCCCGGTCGGCCAGAACTTCTCCAACGGGATGCCTTACCCGCGT